ATGACCTCCTTTTTTAACCGACGTTATTAAATAAGTTCTATATCCGATAAAGACAAACATCACACTAACAATAACAATAATCATTCCTTTACTTAAATTATCCATCTTATCTAAATTTTTCCATTCGTTTTTTAATTAACTCCGCAGTATCGTAGTCCTCATTCTCAATCGCCTTTTTCAAATAGACCTCACACTCAATCTCATTCATTAAGTCCACCGGTTTACCATCAACTTTTTTTCCGGTAGTTTCTGATTCATCACCAATAGTACCAGCAAATCCGGGATTAACACCCATTACTTTTTTAGCCTCCTCATAGTTTTGTCTCCATATGTCAGATTTATTATCTCGTAACACATCCCAATTAACTTTATACACCGAACCACCACCACAATCAATATATAAATCAGTTAAAGACCAACCTTTAAGGATTGCAAACTCTTTATGATTTTTAGTTAAAATTGAACTGTAATCACCTATTCGGGTCAGAATCAATTTATCACCAACTTTCCAATCTTTACATCTTTTCTTTCTGCGATTATCTTTGATTGAACCACCGACACCGATTATCATTAATACCCCAACAATAACACCTAATATAATCCCCAATACAACTACTAATTCATTCATAATTTTTTTCTTTTTACGGTTTCTATTAATTTTTTAAGACATTCAAGTTTAGCCTCGGTTCTTGTTTCAAATGCAAAGTTGTCATCATACAAAAACTTTATAAACTTGTCGTCATCTACAAAGTTGTCTTCTATATTTTGATGTGCCTTATCTAATATTACATTAAATCTGCGTTGCCAATCTGATAAGTCCTCACCTTTTTCATCTTGAATCATATACCACCAATAAGGTTTTGTGACTTTTTGATAAGGAGCTTGTTTTTGAATCTCACCACTTAAAAAATACTTTTCTTCAAAGAAGTCAAAAGCTTGTTGGTAAAGTGGTGTTGAACAAGAGTTTTTTATCATATTCAATTCATTTATAGTTGAATTTTTTATACTATATCCAGTATAAACTCTATTGTGTGCGTACCACCCAAAACAAAGTTCATCAAACCCTAATTCTTTTAAAGATAATGCTTCTGCATAAGGTACAAATTCTTTTTCCATAACTATTTATTTTTTACAATTTCTATTAATTTAAGACCTTCTTGCAATCCAATTTCCAACGCATCTTCATATTTTTTAAATACAGTCAAGGAGCAAGGAGAATCACCATCGAGTCCTTTTTTATAAACACTATATTCCCATTCAACCTTACCTAAATCCCACCAACCAGAACTTACTTCTACAGATATTTTATGTGTTTCTCTTAACCATTTCTGTAATAATGCTTGTGTTGGTACATAGGTATATTCAACATTTTTAATTGTCATATCATCATTAAGATGAGTTATTCTACCTATTGGATAACCTTTTTCATAAGCTAAAGCACAAGTTTCAATATTAATTTTTTGTTCTTCCATGATTAAATTCTTGAACCATCTGCTGTTTCATCAACTTCTGGTATGTTAATACTTTCTTTTACTATTTCTATTAATTTTTTAATACATTCAAGTTCTGCTTTAAATACTCCCATATTACAACCACCTAAAAATAAAGAATAATAATCTTCGTTGTAACTAATTGTCCATTTGTTACTAAAATGCTCATCTTTATTTGCTAATACTAATAACCATCTAAATGCTTGTTGGTAAAGTGGTGCTGAATTTCTTCCATCACAAGGAAAATTACCTCCCATTGGTTTATTATTCTCCATATCATTATAAAACCCAAAACAAGGTTCTTCAAATCCTAATTCTTTAAGTGCTAAGGCTTCCGTGTAACCCACAAATTCTTTATCCATCTTATTTATAATTTAATTCCCGACAAAGATAAAACTATTTTCGATATAAACAAAAAAAACCTCAACAAATTTTACTCTGTTGAGGTTTTTATAATACCAGCTGTAAAGAAAGGGGTTGTTGGCTTATGAGAATATAAATATACCGTAAAATTAGAAAAGTTAATCTTTTTTCAAAATTCTAATAATTAATCTACATAATTGGTCTGATTTATCCTTAAATGGTAAATTTTCAAGGTTAAAATAACTGCACTGTGTATGTTCATCACCATCAAAAGCGTTCTCTAAGTCCGGATGTATCTTCTCATCGGTCTCCATTAAAAACACATACATCAGACCTTTAATCTCAGAACCATCACGATTATATCTTTTAACAAATCCAACTAAATTTAATTTATTATCTAATGTGTAGTTTGTTTCTTCTTTGAATTCACGTTCAATACCATCCATTGGATGTTCATCTTTTTCTAAATGACCCCCCGGAATACTCCACTGTCCCGGTAAACTACCTGTAGCATTTCTTTTACATAGTAATACCTCATCACCACATTTAACAATTACACCGGAATATCGTTTAACTTCTTTCATTTTATATTTTTTTGTGTATTTATATGTATATGGAATTAATTATAAACAAAAATAAATTCAAAGTCAAAACTGTAATATCATCCAAAGACACTAGTCAAGGTATGATGAATAAAAGATTTGACAATACCTTTAATGGTATGTTATTTATTATGTCCGAAGGTCAACATTGTTTTTGGATGAAGAATTGTGTAATTTCATTGGATATCATTATGATTGAAGATGATATTATAACAAAAATTCACCACAACTGTCCCCCTTGTAAAACCAAAGATTGTGAAAATTATTGTGGTGAAGGTAATATGATACTTGAACTTCAAGGTGGAACCTGTAAAAAATCAAATATTAATGTTGGTGATAAAATTAATCATCACGATTAGTCAAATCCAAACATATGTAATCCTTTGTCAATAAAACTACCTTCGTCTGACACACATTGTTTGAAAATTTGTACGTCACTACCATTCATTTTATTTTGTGTTACTGGACCCCAAACTCCATCAGCAGGATAAACACCAATTTTAGATTGATATTTACTTAAAGCCTGAGCTGTTTTACCACCCATTAAACCATCAATTTTTAATGGTTGATTTGCATCATCTCTAAACCCTTTTTTATTAAGAAAACATTGGATTGCCTTTTTAAGTTCAGGACTTTCATTTTGTTCGTTAATCAATCCATATCTTGAACGGATGTCACTTCTTTCTTCTTCGGAAATTATAAATCTTTTTGCCATAATAAATCTTTTAGTTATAAATATACAGAAAATAAAAAAGAGGTTATAATACCTCTTCTTTTAATTCTAATTCTAATTGTTTTCTCTCATCTATTAACGATTGAACTCTTTTCCTCGCAATCTCTGTATAATCCGGAGATAACTCAATCCCAATCCATCGGCGACCCAATAATTCTGCTGAGAAGGCCGATGTTCCGCTACCCATAAAGGGGTCAAGAACAATATCGTTCTTATATGACAATATTTTAATTGCCTTTGATGGGATGTCCATACTAAAGGTGGCCTTCGTTAATGATTTAGTATCTGAAAAATAATCCCATCTTGCAAAAACCAAATTCATAAATTCTTTTTTATCCTCATCCTTATAAATCATCTTGTTTTTAACTTTTCCATCTTCAGTAATTATTTCCGTTGGGGTTCCTTTCCACTGCGATTCACCCTTAATCAATTTCTTACTAGTTTTCTTATATGCTAATATCACACACTCTTTTGGGTTATATAAATATGGTGATGATGCCGACATCCAAGAATTCCCGCACCACACTAATTGTCCTGACTTTTCAACTAACAATGTTTTATTCGGCACTGAAACACAATACACTTTATCATCATAATCGACCATTGTAACATTTTTTTTCTTTATATAACTTTGTTCTTTATTTAGAATTTGGATTGTTGTCATCGGATAATTAGACTTCATTAATTTACCATTCCAAACCCTATCCTTCGCTAAATAACTATATAATGAACAAATTCTTCCTGACTCAAATAATAATCTAAGAATTTGGTCTTTCATTATTTCACTACATACTGAAATTTTCCATAATTCATTATCTTTAGTGAAAGACCCATCACCATAAAATAACCATAACAATAATATTTCTTTTTGTCTTTTAGACATATTAAAAACATAATCAGGTATTGTTCTTAAATTTTTACTTTTAGTGTCAAGTAAAAATGACGCCAATTGTTTTGAACAACAGAAATATTCATTTTTTTGTTTTTTATATTCAAAATTAAACGGTAATCTTTCTAATAATTCTTCAATTTCTTTTAAGAAATTAAGTTTTTTTTGATAAATAGAGATTTTATATATACCTCGTTTAACATCATAAGTTAATGAACCATCTGTTAGAAAAATACCTAAAAATCTCATCCAATCATCCGCATCTACAATTATGGAATTTTCATTTCGATATATCTTTTTAGTTCTTAACCCATATTCTACGGGAGGTATAATAACAGTATCTACATCTGCAATAGTATTTAACCCATTATGATTTCTTGGTATAGTAAAGACCTCTTGACTTATCTCATTAAATGGTATCACATCTATTTTAGAATTATCTATTCTAACCATGTTATGGTTTTCTGTTATAGTAAGATTAACCGAACGAGTTTTAATATTCACTAATTTACCTTTAAATGGTTTTTCAATATAATCAAACGCTTTTTGATATTCAATTTCTTTAGTTGTAGGATTTAATGTCATAAATAAATCCGCATTAATATCAACATCTTTAAAAAATTTAAGACCATTGTTTGTCATAACTTTAGTTTTATTATCGTAACAACCCCATGCTGTTTGTCTTACTCTGTGTGGGCTATCCTCATTTAAGTCAATCATCCCATAAAATTTAAATCCAACTTCTTTCATCTTCATCCAAAATTCAGCATTGAATAGTATTCTACCCCCTCTTTCTTGAACGTTAGTTTCTATTGGGACGTTAATCGCGACCCTACCATCATCCTTTAATACTCTATAAGCCTCCGTTAACCATTTAGTTGTAAAATCCCAATACTCATCCATTGACCGACCATCCTCATATACATCATATTTAATATTAACATTATACGGACAGCTAGTAACCATCAAATCAACACACCCTTCAGGAAATGTTTTCATTACCTCAACACAATCTCCATTAATTATCTTTCCAGTCTCTATCATCTTATTATTTTACGTGGTATTCCCAACCATCCTCTTTTTTTATTGGTGTAATCTTTAAATCTAAAAACACTGCGTTTTGTTCCGAAGCGTACAATCCTAATATATTATAATCGTAAAACTCTTCAGCCTCACCATAAAGCATTAGGTCCCTTTCTTGTAGGATATCTAATATTCTTTGTTTTGAATATAGTATTTTTCTACCCGGAGAACCAAAATCTTCTACAATACCGATGATAGCATCCTCTAATCCATCTAATAGAACAGCACCTTCCGCGTATTGGTCTATATCAACCGTGAATTTATTCATCAAGTAAATTGATTTCAGTTGGTATCGAATCTACATCCTCATCAACTAATTCCCAATTCTCCTCAAATGTACTCCAAAAAGCGTCTTCGTCTTCTAAATATTGTTGATATTCATCGTCTGATAATTCATATTCATAAACGTAAGTCGTTGTCTCAATTTTTTCTAATTTCGCCATAATTTTTATATTTTGTTTTTTTCTAAATTTTCAATTTTACGATTCAAATACCACAAAGCTTTCTTCAAATCTTGTATTTCTTTATCTGAATCTTTTAACCCTGCTCTCGCAACATATTTTACAACGTTGAAGATGTAAGCGTCTTTATCAAGACCCCAAGCTTCACAAACCTTTACAACCTCATATGGATTATCCTGACCACCATAATGTTCAGGGTGGTTAACCATTTCTTTATTATTCTCCATCTTCTTCTTTTTTTACATCTTGACACAATAAATTAATACCTTCAGGTTTGATAACAAACCTAAATTTAACAATTAACAATCCATCTTCAGAATAATCACCAATTATATCCATATTAGAACCTTTAACTAACATATGTAACCCCCCAACTAAATCACCTACCGGACCTAAAAATTTAAGAACAATAGTTGTAATCTTTATTAAATCCGCAGGATTAAATGTATATTGTACGGTTTGATAAATTTCTGTCGTGAAAATAAAATCCTCACCAACATTTTCAATATGGAATTTACGGAACAAATATTCCGGAATGTTAACTTCTTCATTAACATTAATAATGAACCTATTTTCCTTTAATGGTTCTATTGCTTTAAACACTTTATTTGTTATATCACTCATAATTTTACAATATAATATTTTCCTAATCTAATACTCTTTTTAATTCCATTTCTAACCGAAAAGAGTGGTTTTGTTGTTACATTAATTCCGAACCCATTATTAAATCTAATAAACCACCCAACAGGTGAAATACTAAATAATATAGAATACTTGGATATTTTAATTACTGTTTGACTACATCCACTACCAATGTAATAGGTTTTCTTAGATAGCCACATAGTAACCTTCACTTAAAGAACTTTCCTTAATGTAACCCTCAGAGATTAAAATATCTAATTGTTTTTTTGATTCATCTTCATTCTGTCTAAGAATATATTTGGAGATGTAGCTGATGTGGATTGGTTGTCTTAACTTATCCATTAATGTTTTAATTTGTTTTTTGTCCATTACGATAATAATTTTCTTGTTATTTTAACATTTTGATTAACATATGACAATATTTTTCTTTTGAATATCGGGACCAAAGTTTGTTCTAGTGGAAATATATCACTACAAAATACTTCAAAGATTGGATTATCCTTTTCATTATTTATCTCATATGTTTTTGAAAATGTAGAGATAATTTCCGGGATAGTCAAATTATCTTGTTGTCCTTTGAATATTAATTTTAGGGATGTTTTTGTCTGACCTTTAGTTTTGTAAACTTTCCTTGTGGTATATTGCCAAACATAAACAGTCTCGGGTGTTTTATAAGAAAAAAATCCCGACTTACTATCTATATTGTTTTTGTTTTTTTTCACAATAACTTCGATGGAATCATAAACAATACTCCATATTGATTTTGCAAAATTAAAATAGTCGTGTAGTTGTGGTTGACTATTTTTTAAGATTTTTTGATATTCAATAACTTCCTCATCATCAAGTACCGGAATATCCTTAACTTTTAAATCAGATAGGACTAACTCATCGTCGTTAGATGTTATTTTTTTATCAACGTATAATATTTTATTTTGTGTTAATAAAGTTTGTATATTACCCAAATGTAATGAAAGTTCAATAAACATCGGGTAAACTTCCATTTTATCAAGATGTTTATTCATCTTTTGAAAGTAATCTAATAATACGTATTGTTTTTGCTCAGCATCTAAAATGCCGTCAAACAACCAATCGGTATCCATTATGAATTTATTCTTATTTTTCTGTTTCATTTCCATATTCTATTATTTTAATAATACGGGAAAAAATTAGAAAAAGGAATAGTTTTAGTTAGTTCTCATTATATAATATGTTTCACCCTCAAAATCAATACTATCATAAGTCCCATCATAATGACTCATAATACCCCAACCATCAGTATCAACCAATCCTTGAGCTAAAGCGTCTTTATCAATATATTCTTTAATATCCATCCCATATTCATTAAGATAGTCCATAGGGTCTCTTCTAACGTCTCTAACTAATTCTTCCACCTTATTATCAATCATATCCTCGTCTGGTTCAGTATCAACCTCAATATTATCCAACTCTTCTTGGAGAGCCCCAATTTGATTATCTAAATCCTCTTCGTAGTCATAATAATTTTCGTCATCTGAATCTAATTCAAATTTTTGTTGTTCCAAATCTTCAATTTGTGATTCAATTTGAGCAATTCTTTCCTCTTGTTCCTCAGTTAATTCAAAATCATCATCATTAAAATAACTATCAGGACTATCCCTAACCGCATACTCATAATCTTCTCTTGCAAATTCAACAATCGCATCGTCATCTAAATAATCTTCAATAAAATTTTTACTAAATCCTTCAGCACCAACCTCATCAATATAACCCTCAGCATAATCTAACGCCGCTTTATCCATCTCATCGTTAGTTCCCACCGTATATTCTCTATCTCTAAAACCATCAGCTAAAACTTCAAATTGAGTTAGACCATAATGTTCGTAAGTTGTTGGAGACATATCATAAACATCCGCAGCTTCATCCGTCAATTCCTCGATTTCATTTTCAGTTTCTTCAATAGCCTCAGTTAATTGATTAACTAAATCATCATCCTCAGTCTCATTATATCTTTCCTGTAATTCCTCCAACTTAACTTTAAGAACTTCTAATTTTTCTTTATCAT